CTTGTCACTGGGGCCGGCACCATTCTTTTGATCAGTGGTTAGGTCCTGTGTGCTCTTGCTGAGTGCATCAGTCTTAGCCTTGCTGGCGGCTGCTTCTATCTGATACTCTTTCATTGACTTTTGGTAGGCTTCAAATGGATCTTGGAAATTGATCAATGCCTTGAGTGCGGCTCCCATACTGCCAATCTTGGGCACCACATAGTCAATGGCCTTGCCAAATGTATCTAAAATCAATCTGGCTATGGGTGCAATTTCTTTTGCAAATTTGACCACAACCACTGTGACTGCAATCACTGCCGCAGTGGGTGTGGCAAACACCACAGCCAATGCCCCAAGAGCAATGCCCAACAATTTAATAATTGGTATGAGATCTTCTGCGTTCTCAGTGATGTGATCAATGGCCTTGACCAATGTGCCACTGGCGCCACTGCTGTCTAAGAAACTTCTGCCCAACTTGGTAAATTCGTTGGTCATATTGGTTATGGCGCCACGAACTGTCTTGTTGGTTCTGTCCATTTCTTTTTGTAGATCGTCCAAACCTTCAGACAAGGCCTGTGCCACAATCTTGGCATTGAGGAAACCTTTACTGGCCAATTCTTTTAGTTCTTCACGAGCAATGCCAGTCTTATCTGACAGAACTTGTAGCACTTTGGGCACTGCTTCTGCAATTGAACGGAATTCATCACCTTGCAATTTACCACTCTGCATGGCCTGTGCAAATTGAGTGATAGCACCACTGGCCGCATTGCCTGTGGTGCCACTGATGGCCAAAGACAAATTGAATGCTTCAACTACTTTGGTTATTTCTGCGCCTGTCTTGCCTACAACACTTTGGTTCTGTGCCAACTTGCTGTAAAGGTCAACAGTTTCTGCGATAGGGGCTCGGGTTCTTTGTGCAACATCAAAAAGTTCATTGAAACGAATGTTGACATCACCTTGGCTTTTTTCAACAAGTTTTAATTTGTTGTCCATGGTCTGCACACTGTCAATGAAGTCAATGATCTTGCCACTGGCCAAGGCAGCAACGAATCCTGCGGCAGCAGTTTTTAAACCATCCATTGTTCTTGTCAATGTTTTGGAACTGCTGTCTACAGAGGCGAGATTTCTTTGTATGTCATTGAAACCTGTTCTGGTTTCATCTATCAGTCTTACGACAATACTTGCATCCATTTTATTTCGCCCTCATTCTTTGCTTGTCTTGTTTACCTTGTAGTTGATAGTAGGCTGCCCAAAGTGTAAATTCCAATGTGCTGATATCCAATATCTCTTCCAAGGTCTTCCCAAGTTCTTTGGCCAGAAACAGCATAAACCAAAGATCCCGGTCCCTAATTAGTTTTTTTCTGCATCCTCCACAGAAGGTAAATCACTGCCGTTTAACACACGACTGAGATCTAGGATCACCTGTGGATCTGCTTCATTCATCAACACTGACTTGTCACTCATATGAAACAATGGCTTGCCATCTTCTCCCAGTGCCTTGGAGAGTATGCCTTCAACCAATGCCTCAACTGTTTTGCCTTGTGTAGACAATTCTACAATTTTGGCTTCTTGTCTAAGACTGGTAATTGTTCTGTAGTAAACATCAAAGCCCCATGGTTCCACATGATACTTGTTTAGGGCACCTGCTATGCGACCTTGAAAGTGTTTCTTTACTAGATCAATTGCGGGTTTGCTTTTTGTTGGTTCAACGGTATCTGTCATTTGATTCTTCCTTTAGTTTTAATAATTGTGGCTGTCATTGCCTGTTTTACAAAACCATTGCTGGCCTGTTTGCTTCTACCTCGTTCCAATTGTTCAATGTAAGGAACTCGATTTTCGATAACTTGAGTCATGCCTTCTTGTCGTTGTTGCCAACCACTTCGAGCACGACCTTTGTCTATGGGCGTTCTTGGAACCACTTCGGATTTGAAAGTGTCAGACACCAGCCCTCGGAACCGTTTAACTTCTTGTTCCAGGTAGGCCAGTGCCTTGTCTTGATCCTTAAAATCCAAAGTGAATTTCAATTAGTATACCCAAGCAGCCACTGTTGGTGCACCAGTTCCTGTGAAACTCACACTGGCAGTCATTAGACCGTCATATGAAGCAGTCACTGCAAAACTGTTGACAATTACTGTGCCAACAAATTTGGTGCCGTCTGCGGCATCACCGTAGAACTCTACTGTGACTGCGGCATCTGTGTCTGGATTCATTGAAGTGGCCACCACAGCAGTTTCACTGTCGTTGTAAACAATGTCCATGCTGCCTGTGAAACTGCCTGTGCCCTTTAGATATTTTCTAAAGTCATCACCCATGGCAGTATTTTCAACTACTTCACGTGTGACTGTGACACTCCAAGAACGGACATCTGCGACTGCGGTCAACGTGTCGGCTCCACTCTTGATTTTTACTTGACCATTATTACCTTGATAATTTGCCATAATATTCTCCTATTGGTTATTGGTTGGCATTTTCGTTGCCTTGATCTTCTGGCTTTTGATGGATAGAAGGTGAAGGCATTGATACGAGAGGTGCTTCCCATTGGTCATCCCAATCAGGATCTTCCTTCTCTATTACATCAGCAGTTACCTTGACCTTGGCCTTGGAACCACTGACTATTTTTGGCGCAGGTTCAGCAGTCAAATGCCACCCTTGTTCCAAAAATCTCTGCAGGCGGTCCTCTTTCACTGACTGAGTTTCACCTGCTTTTGTTATTTCAATTCTCATGTTGTTCCCCTTGCGTACTTGTATTCTACTTGAACTGTGATCACTACTTCACCTAATGGTGCCAATCTATCTATTGGTAAAATGCTCACCACCTGTGTTCGCATTGAAAAATTTGTGGTGCCACGCAGACGATCTGTGTCCAGTGTTTCTTCAATGCGTTCTATGATTAGGTTTTTCTTTTTGTCTAGTTCGTTGCCACGCACAAAGGCACGAACCACATAATTGATCTGTCCTGTTCTGGCACGCATAGAAGTATCTACACGAGTCTCAGGGCCACTCTGCACCAGGATGGCTGGATATTGGCTTATTGCAAGTTTCTCAACATCAAAGGGTTCACGACTGACCAAAATGGGTTTGGGGTCATTCATGTCTTTGAGAACATCAATGATGTTTTCTATAACAGTTTCACGGATGCTCATACTTTACCTCTTTAGGCGGAGGAAGTATTGTGGAGTTTTTTCTGCGTCAGTGACGATGCCATTGCTGTCCAGATCGTATTCAACTCCATCACGGATCACCATGTCAATTTCTTCCGCATACATTTTTTTGTAGTAGTCCAATTTCATTTGGAACACATCCATGGTTGGTTCGAACTTGGATAGACGAGGATATATGTAATAGCCCAAGGCGCAATAGACTGCGGCTCTGGTAAATTGGCTATCAGTTAGTTTGATTGTGTCCATTTCTACATTGATGCCCACAATGGTGATGTCGAATCTACCAATTTGTTGTGAGGGCCACCAATTCACACGGAGATATCGTTCGACATCGGCCTGCGCCTTGGTTATGGCATCAGCAAAGGATGGAATACCAAAATTCAAAACATCAGGTTCGTATTCCGTGATGTCGGTTATAGTTGCAAAAGCCATTTGGGCTCTCCTGTCAGTCCTACTCTAGGGATAATGTATGGGAAGTCCTTCTTCCTCGATGTATTTAGTCAGTCAAAGAAAAGCCACTCTTTTACAAGTGGCTTTTCAATGCTCCCGGGACAAGTTGACAGCCTAACCCCAATGGAAAATCAACATGGCAGTTGATATAGACTTTGCAATCTACCAAATATTTAGTCAAACAAAAAGGGCCCCTAAGGACCCTTCTTGAACTAATCTGAGATTAGTTTGTGATGGCAGCATCAGTTGTTACTAATACACCATGTAAGTCGAACAATTCGCCAACTGCATATGTCATTGAAGCAACGATTTCTGTTGCACGTAGACTTGCGTCACGTTGTGTTTCAATTGTGATGTCTTTCTTCAAGCAGAATGCCAATGCATCTTGATGCATGATTGCACCATTGAACGCACCTGTAGAAGTTCCTGTAACCACTGCGGATTCAAAAATATCTACACCGAAGATTCTACCAATGTAGCCACTGCGTAGAACATCATTGCCTAGATCACTCAATGCTGGTGTGTTAGCACTTCCTGCGTTAGCAAGAACATTGCGTAGATTGTAGGTTTGGTATGGGTGGAATATGCCAACATATGGTCCCATTACACTGTTGCCACGTAGGATTGCAACGGCTTTGAGAATGTCATCTGGTGTCAATTCTGTCTTGGCCATACCTGATGCTGGCACACTGGAGAATCCACTGAACAAGGCAGCAATGTCTTCGTCTACTTTCTTGGCCAATGTTTCGCCAAGAATACGACCAATTGCGGCAGCACTGTCGTCAGCAGTTGAATCACGTGCCAAGTCAGTTAAGGTGGCCATGATAGCCACTTCAGTTGCAGTAAATGTTTTGTCTGTGGCTGTGATTGTGGTTGCACTTGCATCACTGTTCTCACCAGAGGTGATTGAACTTGTTGCAATATTTGGGTAGATACCCACGTGTGCAGCCTTGCCTGGTTGGTTGACCAAGTTGTAGTTGCGGACTAGAGGACGCATAAATGCTTTCTCTTGCATTGTGAACAATGCGGTTTGCTGGATTGTGGTAAACAGACCAGCCAGGGTTGTTGTTGTTGAATTTGCCATAATGGGCTCCTTTAAATGTTAAATTCTAATACCTTTGGACTTCATGTGCTCTTTAAAAATAGCCCTTTGTGAAGGATCATTCATATTGAGTTTATCGATATCAACATTACCCATTCTTCCATTTGCCTGTGCTACTGAACTTTGACTGCCAGTGCCACTAGGGCCTGCGGAGACAAAGTGTGGATTCTCAGATAAAAAACTATCTACTAGTTCATCTGCAGTCATTGAGGCACCAGAGTCATTGTATCTTATAGATCCAGTTTCATCTAGTATTTCAACCTGACCTGCGTCATTTAGACGGATCTGGTCTTTCAATAACCTTACCACCTGTTGAGGATTCACTGCCTTGCGACTTGAAGCCGCATTTAGCACTGCACCATCAACCTTGATAGCCTGCAATTCTTTCTGTA